CTCTATCAGTTGTTTCGATATACGCTCCTTGTCGCACTTTTTCAATCTGCGGTTGCAACACATATAATAGGAGTAAACCTTTCCTGTCTTGGATGTTCCGCCATCCCCTGTCATTGGAGCGTTGCAATGACCGCAGAATAATTTAGATGTGAGAAGAAAGCCACCCTCTGTCTTTTTTGCTGCAGGTTTTTCGTGATGTAATTTTACCATCCTCCGAGCCTTTTCAAATGTGTCTTTGCTGACAATAGGAGGAATGCCCTCCTCGTCTCTGATGTCGGCATATTGGTACACGCCGCAATATTTCTCGTTCTGCAAAATACGATTGAGAGAATTTTTGTTAAAAGGACCTCCTGTAATGGTACGAAATCCCTCTGCGTTCAGGTCGCGGTAAATATCCGTTGCAGGCCTACCTGAAACATATTCGTCAAATATCCTTTTGACAATAGGAGCTTGTGCCGGGTTATGTTCCCATCTTCCGTCCGAGGCTTTTTGCAATCCATAAACCTTTTGACCGAGTGTTTGTCGTTTGAGAGCAGATTCATACAATCCTCGCTTGACATTTTGAGAGAGGTTTGCTGAATAGTATTCTGCATATCCCTCCATAACAGACTCAAGGATAATTCCCTCAGGACCTTCCGGGATTGTTTCTTTTACATAAACAACGCGTACTCCGTTCTGTTTCAATTTATGCTTATATATGGCACTGTCATATTTGGAGCGGGCGAACCTGTCTATCTTCCAAAGGAGAACAACTGTGAACTGTCCTTTTGCACTATCTTTTATAAGCCTTTGGAACTCAGGTCGTTTATCTGTTTTTCCTGTCAAGGCGTGGTCGCAATATTCTCCAACAATATTTATTCCAAAACGCTCTGCGTATTCTCTGCATTCACGGATTTGTCCTTCGATAGACTCCTCTCTTTGTCCGCTTGAAGAATAACGAGCATATATTACTCCTCTTTCTTGCATTGAGGTGTCTGCTTTCTTGGCCATGAGCAAAACCTCCTTTCCTTTATCTTTTATCTGCTCCTATAAACTCTGCCAGAGCATTCCTGTTTTCGATTAGCTTTTTAAGACGTTCGGATGACGGCTCAACTTTTAGTGAATTTAAGTCTAAAGAAATGTTCCATATAAAGTTTTGCATTTTCGAGCCATTGAAATAATCATCCGTTCCAGGCTCTGCATCCGTGAGCTCACTCTCTCGCGTTCTCAAATCTTCCAACTTATTATACGCCTGTTCAGCAGTTATGTCATAATCTGCATACATATCAACAATTTCTATGATTTTGTTACCAAACTGTACAAATCTATCGCTCGGCAAGTCTTTTTTATCTCCTCCACAGGATGAAAAAAGCGTTATGCAGAGCAGAACAAATATTATAAAAAGAGCCTTTTTCATAGGCAACCCTCCAAAATAATATTATACACCAATCCTTTTGTAAAAACTGCAAAAAGATATTTAATAACTTTTGGCAGACAAACTGAAAAAAATCTGCTATAATAGATACACTACCGGTAGCCTCAAAATTTTTAGAAAGGATTGATTTCTTATGTGTCGAACAAAGGAATTGGCGGAAATACTACAAATGCTATCAAAACTATCGGTAGACGACAAGATGCAGCTACTTAATTTTCTTTACGACCTGCAAGATAGTGGAGATAGCTCAATGCCTCTTTCTTCTGCTCAGCAGAAAGATTGAGTATAAGTGTGGCTATTTCTAAATCAAGTTTATCTACATATTCGTCCTCATCATCTGTGGGGGCGAATATTTTTTTGAATTCTTCGGCTGTATCTTCTTCCATCAGGCTCACTTGCATATCGTCAGCCTTTGTTATTAAATCGGATAAAGACATACCCATTCCTGTCGCGATTTTTTTCAATGCTACAATAGTAGGAACTATCGGTTGCTTTGTCTTTGGGTTAAATCCTCTTTCTAACATTGCTATATATCCGTTTGACAAAGAACACGCAATCGCGAATTGTCTTTGTGAAAGGTCTTTTTCTCTTCTATATTCCTGTATCATTTCGCCAAGTGTCATAGCGTTTCCCTCCTTGTTTTGTCTAATATATTTTACAACATATTGAGTGATTTGTCAATGCGAATGTGAAATTTTTTACACAAACTTTGTAAAATCCACTTGACAAACTTTTTGCAATGGTGTATTATATGTGTGTAACCGATTGAGCAAGGTTGCAACGAAAGGAGGTGTAACAATGGAATACAGAATTAAAGAACTAAGAGAAAAATCGGGTTTATCACAAGAAGAATTGGCAACAAAGAGCGGAGTTAGCAGAGCAACCATCTCAAATCTTGAGAATGGCTCCTCACGAGCAACGAGTACAAAGACACTCAATAAGATTGCTCAGGCACTCGGCACTACCGTTGACCATATTTTTTTTGGCTCTGCTGTGTAATCGGTTGAGCAGATAAACAGAAAGGAGGCATTTTTGGATGGGACAAACGGAGCAAGAATTACATAATGTAAAAGTTGATGCAAAGGAAATACCTGATTCCGATTATGAAACAGGATGCAGTGTTCTTGCTTCAAGCGTAAGGTGTTTCTTTGAAAGACCGGGAGTGAGAGAGGAATACGAAGAATGGTTAAAATCCGAAAACTGCTCATAGGTGTCAGGGAAACATTTGAAAGGAGTGAGAAAAAGAAAAATGGCAAAGTTTGTAACTTGTAGCAACTGCGGATGTCATTTGGATTTTGGCGAAGTGTGTGATTGCAAGAAACAAAAAGAGGGCGTACCGCCCGAATCAGTACGCCCACAGGAAAAATATCCTGCATTAAGTTTACCGCGAAAAAGGCATTTTGTCAAGTCAACGAGGAGGTGCAGCGGTGGATATTGATTTAAGGGCATTGAGGCTGAGGAAAAATATTCCCGCCAAGGATATGGTAGAAGTTGTAAAAGCCATCTATCCGAAATATGACAAAACTGTTCAAAGCAAATGCGAGAACGGAGATGCCTATGGAGTATGTTTGAGAGCGGATGCTGCTGAGGCGATATGTGAAAGGTTTGCACCTGAGCTGAAAAGGCAGAAACAGAAAAAGAAAGACGGCCACAGGCTCACTTGTAGAATCTCTTGCAGATTGGAAACTACTGAATATGAGGAACTGATGCTCCACATAGGTCAGGATGGTTATGATACAGTACAGGCTTGGCTCACAAACATTGTAAGAAATTATAACGCTGAAAAGCGAAAGGAGCAAAAAAATGAAAGCGGTAACAATAACAACGGATAACATTGTCAGTATTGTTGAAGTGCAGAGCAATGGTTCTCCCTTATACAAACAGATGAACGAAGTTGTCGGAGGGTATTATGAAAATGTATATCCTCGAAGGTTAAAAGAAGGCTTTGTAATGGTTGTAAATGAGGAGGGTTTGATGAAAGAATTACCTCTCAACATTATCGGAAGTTATCTTTATGAAACTGATAAGCACGGCTCACCTATCGTCGGTGATGTGATTATCTTAAAACTCGGACATTTTCAGGGCGAGCCGGATGTGGTTGGCTTAACAGATGACGAGGCAAACGAAATTATGAACGACCTACTGAAAACAGTAGAAAAATTGAAAGGAGCATTTTGAAATGATTAGAAACCCTAACGAAATCCAGGACGGAGCAAAAAAAATAAGAATACTTGTAGCGGGCTACCCCGGTATTGGTAAATCCACATTGGCATTGTCTGCACCAAACCCATTACATATTGATGTGGACTTTGGTATTGACAGAATAGAGCCGAGATACAGAAAACCTTACATTCAGCCAAAGAGTTATGATGAAATCCTTGAGGATTTGAAACCCGAAAATGTAAAGGACTTTGATTCTTTGGTCTTCGATACAGGCGGTAAGTTAATTTCCTTAATGGGACTCTGGGCTATCAAACAAGACCCGAAAAATGGTAAGCGTGATGGCTCGTTATCTCTTCAAGGCTATGGAGCAGTCGGCAGAGAGTTTGTAAGATTGATGGACTATTGTTTCTATGAACTTGACAAGCATATCGTAATTGTTTTCCACGCCACAGAAGAAAAGGACGGAGACAATACACGCCTGCGTATCAAGGTTGAGGGACAAACAAAAAATAATGTTTGGGAACCTATGGACCTTGGCGGATTTGTGGAAATGTACGGAAACGACAGGACAATAGGATTTTCGAACTGTGAAAAATACTTTGCTAAGGGTACACGCGGTATATCAGGCATTAAGAAAATCCCGGCTCTCACAGAAAAGTCAGCCAATGATTTTCTTACAAAGTTATTTGAAGAATACAACTCCATCTCTGCACAGGAAGTCGAAAAAAA